CAATTGTTGCGTTATTGTATGAACCGTTGGTGATATAACTTGGACAATGCTGCTTGGCCCAGGCCAAGGCCTTCCAGACAGGATCATAGGGCAAAGTAACTGTCATGCTGCTTATCCACGGCGCATGGTTGCGATATCATGTGCTTCTTGATCGCTGAACACAGGCACAGCATTTGATTTGTGCATGGTACCAATGCCAAGAATTTTTGTGCCTGTGTATTGCGGATTAGGTTTGCTGGATACTGCTCCTGAATGCCCAGTGTCACGGCTGGGAATGTGTGCGGTGCCTGCACGATCTGTCACACCGGTTAGATTGTACACCAAGGGCTCTGCGTCTAGCGCACGTCGACGTTTTTTTTCTTCTGCGGCCACGCCTTGACGTTTCAGCAACTCTTTCCAGCTGGAATCCAGCTCACGAGCTAGCCGAGCTTCCTCAGCATTGCGATACTTGAACCGGCCCTTCTTCTTGCCGTTGAGACTTAGAGCAGGTCCGCACAAATGCATGGTCATTGAAATATCCTTTGTGGCTCAATCATGTGCTTATTATAGCACAGAGTGAATTAAAGAGCAATCAGTTAAGAGTTATTTGAACAGCACCAGAGCCATCATCACGGCCTGCACAATAAAGCCCAGACCAATTGTGATGATGTTTAGATTGTCTCGGAGCACTATGGCCCGCAAAAACAGTAACACCAAGGCACTCCACATAAACAGCACCAGATCCAGACTGGGTGGTCGATCGGTCAGTCCTGTGATCAAGGCCAGCATTGCAGGCACCGTGGCAGCATGCAACAGAATAGCTGCCAACCAGCCCAGGGTATCTGCTGAGATTCGTGCTAGAGAATTTGCTACAAACTCACGTGCAATGTTGATGTCAAATTTCATGCTTTGTCTCCGTAAAAAATATGGTTACCAATTTTTTCAATTCGGGGCAGTTTCCAACCTGGGCTCACATAGTCTGCATGATAGAACAAGGCGTTTTCAAGACTGGGCAATCGGAATTTTTCCAACAGCACCTTCTTGGCCACTTCTTCACTTTCTTTCCAGAGTGCAGGATGTACTGGACGAATCTTGTGATTGCTTTCGCAGTACCAGCTGAACTGACACACTACCTTTTGGTAGAATGTGTTCTTCTGATATACCACTCCGCACACAGTGGGAGCGAACTTGCCCGATTCTACTCGGTTCAAGGTGACCTGAGCAACACCCACCTTGCCCTCAAAGGGTTCTGAGGCAGCTTCCCAGTAGATATTTCTTGTGAGACAATCCAGTTGTTTGGTGTTTTCGGCAGCACTTACATAGCCGGTGGGCAGGTTGCGATTGTCTTGGCGTAGTTGACTCAGCTTGGCATTGCAGGCTGCAAACACAGCCGCGAACACCAGCACAAGTCCGATGGCGTTGAGAGCTCTGGAGCTCCACTTGGCCATTTTTAGATTTTGATAGATTTTTGTTTTCATGGTAGTTTTACTTACTCAGTTGGGTTGAAATCCGGACTAGTCCGGGCCAAAATGGTAGCGTTTTGCCATTAACTAGGGAGTTAACCCTATCAACAATTATAACATCAAGTTCAATTGTTGTCAATCATGCACACCGGAATTGGCAACATCTTGTGCAGATTGGCCGCACGGATTTTGCGATAGCGTTGGAGATTGCGGGTCTGATCTTTGTTCAGTTTCTCAGTCCAGACCATGGTGTCCAGGGCCATGGCCAGTTCCAGTTCTGGGTAGGTCATGCCCAACTGATCTTCGTCAGTTCTGCGATCATTCCAGAGTCCGTCAGTGGGAGCAGCGTCAATGATTTCTTGCAGCAGGCCCATTTCACGTCCCATGTCCCAGACATCAGTTTTGAGGCAATCTCCAATGGGGCTGATGTCCACGCCACCGTCGCCGTACTTGGTAAAGAACCCCACACCAAAGTCTTCTACTCGATTGCCGGTACCCACCACAATGCCACTATTGCACTGAGCAATCTGATACAGGCTCATCATTCGCAGTCTTGCACGGCTGTTGGCAAAGGCCAATTGTTCTTGTGAGTTGGATTCTTGATCAGTCGAGCACGCCGGACCAACCTTTTGTTCAAAGGCAGCAAACACCGGAGTAAGATCCAGGTTGATGTGAGTCACAGTGGCGTAGTTGTGTGTGAGCCAGGCCGCATGATCTTCGCTGAGTTGTTTTTGTGCTGACACCTGATAGATGGGCATGCTGACCACAATTGTGCTGAGTCCTGTCATGGCGCATAGTGTGCTCACAACCGAACTGTCAATGCCACCTGACACCCCAACCACCAGGGTTGATATTTTGGACTTGGTGGCATATTGTTTGATCCACTTCACAATATGACTGATTCGTTTTTTTGGTTTCATAGTTGATTTGTTTTGGGTAATGTTCGGAGTTTGGTCCACATCTGGGATTTTTCTCGGCATTGTTGCTCTAACTCACGATAACGGTCGCCTAACTCACGCAATTGATCCCATTCTGCTTCAAGTTCAGTTGCGGGTTGCATCCAGTTCAGGCGCTCTTGTAGTGCTGCCAGAGTGGCCAGGAGGCTTGTGCCGTTGATTGTGATATCTGCTGACTCGCCCTGGAGGTCAATTTTGCCACTGGCGTTGACAGTGACCGGGGCCTGGCCAACACCAGTGGTGCCATTTGTCCAGGTTGGAGTCGCACCATAAGGGCCGGTGTTGCCAAAATAGGTACCGCTGGTGCTGCTGCCAATTGATGTGATTGGGCCAAGAGGCATGCCCACGGTGTTGCCATGTTTGGTGATAGAGTTACTGCCATTGATGTTCCAAACGCTTTTCAAAGCGTCAGGATCAATGGGGTAGGATACTGTGCGGTTTTTCATTCTGGTGCTTTTTTCAGCTGCCACGAGCCGTCTTTGAGATCGGTCCAGGTCAAGGTGTCACCCTCGGCCCAGCCCATTTGATCACATAATTCTTGTCCAAGATCCAGAATCAACTGTTCAGGATCTTCAGGATCTTCAACTATGCGCCGGACTAGTATGTTTGGGTTTGTCATGACTTTTTGAGTGCTGATACCACACCGCCAGTCGAGCCACTTTCTCTCGAAGCAGTTGATCTCGTTGCAGCGGTGTTAGTGTTGTGGGCCATTCAGTAGAAATCCTAACGGGCAATTGAAGATCCCGATGAATCATTTTGCCACAGTAGCCAAGGCTTCTTTTTCTGCTGTGATTTCTTTGCGGCGTTCTTTGATACCTTTGCTCATTTCTTGCAGAGCTTTTCTAGCACGAGCCGCGGCTGCTTTCACACCCTTGGCTGTGAACTTTTCATTTTCTGCAATGTATGTGTCGTAGGCTGCTACGATTGATTCGTGTTGTGTCATTTTGATTTCTCCTTGATGATGACTATATTCATGCCCTGAGCCACAGCCTGTTCCAGTTTGGCACTGTAGCTCTCAGCGTCGAATTCTATGATCTGATACTGTTGTCCCGACAGCCAGTCTTCCATGCACTGATCCTGAAGAAATATTGGATCATGTTCTGAACTACCTGCTGCCACCAGCGCCTCGTGCCAAGTGTACTGTGTGAGTGTTCGACCCGGGGCTACGAAGTTCTGTATCATAGTGTAATTATACACTATGCGCAGTCACTTGTCAATATTATTGGATGACAATATGACGACGTTGCCAAGAATCCCATATAACAGTAAGATTCCATTCTTCTGCCCAACTCAGTTGAAACAGGCCCAGAGCCTGGTAGTCAGGCAGGGTCAATCGATTGTCAACAATACGGGCTCGGGCGGCAGGATTGTTTTTTATCCAAGACTTGAATTTGGCATCTGACGCATCGCCGCGATATAAGATAATGTATTGCACAAGGTTGATGTGGAACAGTATCCACAAAATATTTAGCCAAAAGAAAAGGCTCCAGGGAGCCTCTGTCTTGCAGGATCTGCTGCTGTTAGGCAGGAATGTCTGCTGTGGCTGGAGCCTTGGCACTAGCAACGCGAGTTGCCTTGACCTTGATCTCGCCCTTCTTGGCCACCTTGGATTTCTCGGCCAGTTTGTTTGCTACTGCAAAGCCAGCATCACCGATGGTGATACCCAAAGTCTGCAAGTGTTGCAGAGCTTCCAATTTGGTCATTGCCTTGGGCAATTCAATCAAGTTGATGTTGGTGCAGTTGTTCTTGTTAAGAATCTTGATACGTGCTACCAAGTCGTTTGCAAAACGGACCTTGACGGTGCCATCTGCATTGGTTGCGGTGCCTGCTACGGTAAAAGTTTTTTCTGTTGCCATTATAAAGTTGCCTTTCAAAGTTTAAAAATGCTGTTCTGCACAGCTGACCTAATTGTAACAAAAAGAGTGATCAGTGTCAACCTTTTTGCTGCAATAGATTGGGTTGAGTTTACCGAATTGGTAAACTGTTTGTTCATTTTGCCATTTCCTGCGAAGTTTGTTTGATGGTGCTTACACCCTGATCTGCCAGTCGAGCCAGACCACTGAAGCCAATTGTGCTGACCACAATGCCCAGTACAAATCCAATTATGATTTTGGTCATGTTATGCGTACTCCCCAACCTTGGTCAACATGTTGGCAGGCACTCTCCACAAGCCACTGACTGAACGTACTGTGACATACTTGATAGCAATCTTCATGACCACTCCGGTCACATTCTTTCCCAGTTTATTGCTGTCAAAATTCACATTGTCGCCAACTGCAAGACTTCGCTTGGTTGACTGGCCCAGTTGCGCACGGGCAAATTTCACAGCGTCAATCATTGAACTGAGTTCTGTGTTGGTCCAAGTGCCACTGATGATAGCTGAGTTGATGTCTTGAATAGTCTTCATATCTTGCTCCGGTTTGTTGCTGTATGTGTGTATTATAGCATTTGGGTGAATATTGGGCAACCTATTTTGTCAACTCATATGGTTGGTTCCAGGCGCCCACATTCACGTCAACATACCAGCCTACATCAAAGTAGTCGGACTGGATGTCGCTGCGGTCATGATTTCCAACGTTCATTGCAGCAAAGATTTCTTTGAAGAAGTTGAGTGCCCGACCGTCAAAGTGTTCCTGGTACCAGTAGGGATTCACATCCAGAGACTTCACAGCAGGGTTGCCGCTGCGGAATCCGCCGGGCTGTGCTGCCACGGTGCTGTTGTAGTTGCCAATGAAGTCAATGGCACCACTCTTGATGTTCAGCACAAAGCTGGAATGATTGCGTACTGCAAGCGAACCCTTGACCTTGTACTTTTTCAGGATGGCCTTGATAGCCGGGGCTAGTTGTGCTTTGCGTTCTTGATTGAAGTATGCCATTCTGGGTTCCTTTTTGCTGTGTATGTGTGTATTATAGCATTTCGGTGAATATTGGTCAACCTATTTGTTTCAATAGGCTTCTGCGTAGTAGGTCCAACCACCCTTAGGATACTCCAGGAAGGACCAAGCAACACGTCGGTTGCCGCATTCACACCTGCGATCGTTGCCATCCCATCCATCGCAGTTCTCACCTTCATCCCAGGCATCGGCACAGTTCTGACCATCGAAGTCAACAGTGTCCCAGGTCTCTAGCATCTCCGCAGACTTTGCTTCTGCTGCGGCCCTTGCTTCTAGCTCTGTTGCGTAGGTTGTCATAGCGTGCTCCTTGTTGCGATAAGTGTATTATAGCAGAACGGTGATTTCTGGTCAACCTCTTTTACATACTCCAAAAACATCATTTGTGCTAAATAACAACATGACAATACCATTTAGCTATTATCTTTACCATCGTCCTACCAACAAACATTACTACGGGATTAGACACTGTCAGGGATGTCATCCTTCAGAATTGTGGGTTAAATATTTTAGTTCCAGTTCCGTGGTCAAACTACTCATTGAAAAATACGGAAAAGATTCATTTGATTGGCAAGTAAGGAAAACATTTACAGATTCTATATCTGCGTTACTATGGGAACATCGTTTATTAACACGCATCAATGCATCCAGCAGATCAAACTGGCTGAATAGACACAATGGTGGGAGTAAGTTTCGAGGTCCTACTGCTCATACAGAAAAAACAAAACAAAAGATATCTAATAAAACTAAAGGCATAAGAAAAAGCGAAGAAACTAAAACCAAGATGAGTGTCGTTGCCCTTAAAGATAGACAGCGGCGTAAGGATCAAGGATGGAAAATGCCCGAGGATTTTGCCCAACGCATGTTGCAAACACGCAATGAAAAAATAAAAAATGGAATCATCAATCCGTATTCTGCCGAGAGAAATGCAAAAATGTCTGCCTCAAAAAAAGGAACCAAACGACAATATCTGCCAGATGGTTCCTTTATCATGGTAAGAATTTAAGACGACCAGTAAGTTTCGCTCGAGGGCGAGCAGAAGTAAGGTGTGTTCACGTCCTCTTGGAACTCTTGACCACTCATCAAGTTCTTGCGAGTGACCTGGCGTGGCTTGTAGGTCTGAGTGTTTACCACGTCCAGTTCATCAACTGTGTAACCTGCTTTGCGGCAAACACGAGTTCGGGTGGCACAGGCTGAGCCAAACGTCTTGTAAGCACGGGTACGATTTGGGCCATCTGACACAATAAGTCCAGTAGCCTTGGCAATAATGTAGTAACTCATTTGGGATTCCTTGTTGCTGTGTATGTGTGTATTATAGCATTTCGGGCAATATTGGTCAACCGAAAAGTTCACAGTTTATTCGTGCTTTACGCCCAGTGCTTGCACTGTTTTTACACCGTCTGCTGTGAGATAAAGTACACGATTGCGGGTAGCAGTGACAACAAATATCGCTCCCTCGGTGCCGTCGCCCCATGTGTCAAATCTCACAGCAGGGTCCTTGAGCAAGGTAGTTATGGCCATCTTGCGGGCACGTTCGCCTTCGTTGTAGGTGCCGTTGCATCCGCACATGCAGCCTGGTCGGCCTGCGTAGGAACGAATAGTTTGATTGACTGTAAGCATTGTGACTCCTATTTGCTGTGTATGTGTGTATTATAGCAGTTTGGGCATTAATGGTCAACCAAATTATTCAATAGCACGCCGCATGAGCATTTCCTGGCGTGCAAACGCATCTTGTTCCCAGGGCTGGTCTAAGTAGCGTGTTTTGCTGGTGTAACGGCGTCCCATCCAGAGCTTGGCCTCACGGGGCAGATATTTCAACTGACCCTTGGCCAACTGACGCACATGCACCATTTCATGAGCCAGGGTTGTGGCCATGTTTATCAGTGAGCTTTTGCTCAGTCGGCTCGGCTGCTTGATCAAGACCAGATAGCAGTCCGCCACGTCTATGTACATGGTTGCACCTTCCATGCCGTCTGGAACATCAGTGGTGATTTTTACCAGCAAGGCTCGACGACTACGGCCCAGGCCCAGCTGATCAAGCATGGAAGGCATAAGGCTGCTCAAAAACTCACGAGCTTTTGCAGGGCCTTCGAAAGCATGTTCCATTCTGTGTCCTTTGTTGCTGTGTGTGTATTATAGCATTTCGGGCATTATTGGGCAACCAGCTCGACCGAATTCCATAACTGCTCAGTTGGCACATGGTGCTGAGCATATCCTTCCAGCACCATGTTCATGTAACTGTCGCTGGGTGGGGAGTCTGATCGCCCGGGCTGCATACTG